CCTCACGGCATATCATACACGTATTAAGATTATTTTGCACTGTTTGTAGATCTCAAATCTACAACGTGCTATTATTTCAACATAACTTCTTGTTTATCCCTGATTTCTTGAAGTTTTGGTTGTTATTCTAGTATTGTTTGAATCTTCCCGGTTCAACCTTGTTTGATATTCTTATAAAGATATTTTCATACGGAGACCATACTCCGACATCAAAGGTTTTTGGGATGGAAATTCCATCCCACCCCTATTTATTACGATTAGCTATCTATAAAAGCTGGATTGGTGCCCCTAAGCACTTTTTTGGTGAACTCTTAGAGTTCACCAAGCCCCTTGATACGTTCTATATTATTCATAATAGTGAATGTGTCAAGATATGTCCAAGTATACAGTTATTTTTGCGTTTTTAGAGGCAATTTTCTCTGTTTAAAAGGAAAATTAGTAGAAAAAGGGATGTTAACCCGTTTTTCCACTCTATCCTTCGAGATAGAGTATTTGCGGCTTTTATCAACACTTAGCCCACTAATACCATGTTATATCGTCCTTGCATGGATTTATATTAGTAGATAAATGTGTAGTCGTTGCGACTTTAAGCAAATGTTGATTACGTCACTGATGTAAAATATATCATGTATTGTATATAGTCATGTATTGGTAGATCGCCTCGAGTTAGATTCTAAACTTGAATTCTAATTATGAAAGGTGGTAAGTAGCACCTCATCTAGGATGAGATAAGCTATGAAGAATCTACCCTACCGCTGAACTTATATACACTTCCATTTTATACATAAATCACTCTTTAGCACTCCCGCAAAGCGGCAAGAAAAGAGTAAAAGTGATTATTTCTTATGCCAGTAAGAAACACGATATAGATCAACAACTGGTTGTTCATTACAAATTATGTCTGAAATTAAAATTAATACCAATTCACCCCATAATGAAACTAACCTATCGGTTACCACTCACTGTTTGACGATACAGTGTTTAACTTGTGAAAAAACACAAAAAATTTCAGGTGTGGCCAAACCTGGTACTATTACTGTACCAAATTGTGCCTTATGCGGACAATATGAGGCTCAGGATGACGAATATTTCGTTGCTGATCAGTCTTTTTTTGATATATTCGCTCAATACAATCCATTAAACGAGACTTCAACTAATGATATGATCAGTCGCAAAAATGCTATCCTTGAATGGTTATATGAGGGTTCACAATACGGCAAATCTTTCATCAGTCATTACGTTAAAATTCCCATTTCTGTAGATCATCACATCAATCTCATTGAAGATGTAATCATCCTCATGCATGCTATGCTTCGCTCTCGATCCTTAGTTGATCGCAGTATGGCTATTCTTGCTTTTTGCAAGATGCGTGGTTCGCGTCCTGGACTCACTTCTATGTTGATGTATGCAGTAGGTGATATCTTTGGTAACACTATAAAAGATAATCTTGATGCCCACAGAGAGATGGATAAGATCTATGCAGACTTGAAAGAGCACACCATTGCGGAACTTTATAAAGAGGAAATTCCAAACCCCTCCGATTACGAACTCCAAGATGATGAGTATGATAATGTATTCGCTGAGATGAGAACATACACACAAATGTATGATAGAATAAAAGAAACAACATTATACAAGAAGGTTTATCGTTTCGGTTTATATGTGCTTACAAGTGGTCTACTTGAGAATACCAAGATAACTTTCCAATCATTAGGATATTCGAAGTATGAACAGGCAGCGATTGAGCGCACTCACAAGCCAGGTGTTGACATGGTTCATTGCATGATCGATACAGTTCTATTTGTTTGCGATCGTGGAGCTCAATACTTTAAGACCCAAGATCCAGATGTTTTAATGTCTTCAGGAGGAAATCACGATAAATGGATGTCCCGTGCCCAGAGACTTATAAGAGAATCAAAGTTCTTAAGCAATCCTGAGCCACATGGTATCAAACGTTGTACTTTCACCGCCGAGATAAAAGAC